GTAGTGAACTTCACAGTCTTACCATCAGTTTGGAAACCAATAGTAGTAAATGAACCATCACCTACAACAAGCATAGGGTAAATGTCATCACCTGAAGCACCAGCACCTGCATCATACTGCATTTCTGGAACTACAACGATACGGAACTGATCTACTGCACCAATCTCACCGTTAAGTGTGTTAGTTGCATCAGCATACTTCTCTACAGAAGTAAAACCAGTACCTACACCAGAACCTGAGATATCAGTCATCTTACGTACTAATGGGATTAGGTCTGGGCCAATGTACATTACACGACCACCGTTAACAGTCTTAGTATCTGTCATACGAGAACCAGCAATAACCTTAGTTTGCTTAGGACACTTAGCGTTATCTAAAGCAATAGAAAGATTCATTAGGTCTTCATAGTCAGCAGTACCATTTACTGTTACTTTAGAAGTAGCAGAACCAGGGTAACGTACAGTACCATTAGATGAAGCTTCGTTAAGTAAGTCTACTTGTAAAGCAGCTTCAGTTAACTCTGTTGCACCTTGTACCATCTCTTCAGTGATGTGTGACATCAATTCTGAGTCTGAATCAAAGTCTAAAGACTCTTGAGTGTACTCAGTGAAGAAACCTTGCTTAACGATAGAACCAGTGATCTGGTTACGAGTGAAACCAACACGGTTTACTCGGCCACCGTTCTCTGTCAATGCAGGAAGACGATCAGCAATTACACCAATATCTTTAACAGAACCGTAGATGTTACCTGAGTTCTGCTTAGCTACAACAGCGCCTGAAGCAGCTAATGCTGCAGTCTCAGATGCGTATGCAGCACCTACTAATGAACCAGCTTTGTCCCAAGAAGACCATTTAGCTGAGTTAATTGCAGTACCTGAAGCATCTAGACCTTGGTCGTTGATGTTTAGGTTATCTAGCAAAGGACGGTAAACGTCTTGCTTGATAGTTTTACCATGGTGTTTAGGCATAGCACGTACGTCAGCCAAAGGCATGAAGTACTGTTTGTCGCGCGTGGCAATTAGCGCTTTTTTGTAATAAAAATCCGTGCGAGCCTGTGCACCGATTGTTGAGTTAGTACCGTCACCGTATACTTGAGCCATTATATTTCTCCTATAAAGCTTCTATAAAATTAGACAGCAGCCATCTTCATAAACTCTTCATCCGTCATCTTTAAGAAGTCTGGTTGAGTAGTTGTTGGTTTACTGCTTGTCTTTGTTGATGCTGCCGCCTTACGCTTACTGTTTAGCTTGGCATCGTCCTGTGCTTTTGTCTTACTTGATACATCTGACTTAGTTGGCGTAGGCGCTTGCTGACTACCATCACTTAAGACTCCAGTACTAGCTAAGTAATTAGCTGCTTGTTGATAAGCTACTACATCTGAGACACCCTCTAGTCTACCTAGAGCTCGTTCTTTAGTAATTAACTTATTAATTTCAGTGTATACACCATTCTGCATGTGTTCATCAATAATGCCAATAATATTCGGATTATCCGAAATAATATTCTTACTATCATTGTCCCACTGGTTACTCAACACATCAATAGTTTCCTTGAATGTTGGACTACTTTTAATGCTTTCAAGTGCTTCGTCTAGCTTGTACTCTTTGTCTGATACGTTGTAGTCATTAGGCGTGTACTTCACCTCTTCATCAGTATCAATATCGAGAGGATCTATTCCACTATCTTTTATTAGCTTGGAAATCGCTGCAGGGTTCTTCTTAGATATGTCGATTAAGTTGTTCAACTTACTAGCATCTAGTAAATCGTTCTTCTCAAGCATTTTAACTATCTTTAGATTAGGAGCTAGTGCTGCCATTTTCTTCTGGTAGTTAGCTCCCATCTTCATCAAAGACATTACGTCTTCAACAGATTCAACCTGCATCTCAGTGCCATTGGCTTTAAAAGGTGCAAAAATCTTCTCATATGCTCCTTGGAAGTCTACAGTAGGTGTTTCCTGGGTATCCCCGTCTGTGTCACTTACCTTGTCTTCTGTATCAAGAGACGCTGGCTCAGTACTTTTAGCTTCTGTTTCTTGCTCCGCTTGAGTATCCTCAAATGGTTGGCTGTCTTCAACTTCTATAGGTGCTGGCTCAGGTTGCTCCTGGGCGTTATCTTGAGCCTCAATCTCTTGAGACTCTACTTCAGTTTCAGAAGTCTGCTCTTCTGTTACTTCGGTATCTGTTTCAGCTGATGCTTCAACTTCTTCTGTAGCATCTGTCTGTAATTCATTATCTAGTTCTTCCTCAAGCACACTTAAGTCTTGGTTCATGAACTCCTCGTCTGTCATACCTAATGCATTATCTAAAGCCATTATAGTAAGCCCTCCTGGATGATCTCAGCCTTGGCTTCTTCATCTTCTGCTAATGCTAGCTCTGCTTGGTTACCTCTAGCTAAAGTACTATCTAAGAACTTAGCTAATGAACCAATACCATAAATCATATTATCAATTAATACTTGCTGTTCTTCAGATAAGCCAGCACTCTTAGCCATAACTAAGCGAGCAGCTTCTTCTTTAAAGTAATACTCAGTAATCACTTTCTTGAAGTCACGATTCTTCTGTAACTTCAGTAAGCTATTCTTAATATCAATAAAGTGCTTAGCCTCTGCCATGCTACTTTCTAGTTGTTCTAACTGTTCCTCATTTGTCATACTTTTCCTCGTTTAAGTATTAAAGTCCTGGATATGTTGTATTAGCTCCCTGCATCATACTATCCATCGCTTTATCATCTAAATTCGATAATCTATCGAATTCTTTCTTTTGCATCTCTTGTGCATGAGCTAACTTCATCTGTTCTTCTTTGTTAGCATCAGGCACTCCTGATTCTTTGTTTACGAAGTCTAAATCATCTAGATCAGACTTACTATGCATACCTCTAGCTTTAGCCTGCTCAGTAGCAGTCTTAGCTTGCTTGAGACCCACATCAACTGAATTCTCTTGTGCTTTAGCTTGCTCATTAGCAATCTGAGCCTGGAGTAACTGTAACTCTAATTGAGCTTTCTGTTGCGCCATAGGATCAGGTTGTGGTTGATACTCAGCAATCTTCTTAGCTAGCTCAGGCATTTTACGTAACTTAGCAATATCAGACAAGACCATTTGTGACATCTCTGGAGGCATGTTATTACCCATAGTCTGTAACATAAATGATAATTCTTGTGCTTTCTCAGTATCAGCTTCAGCAGTAGAAATATTTAATTTAATATCGTAGTTACCACCTAAGTCTTCACGGCTAACAGCTACAAACTCTTCGTTAGTAATACGTATAATTTCCTCGTCACCTAAGAATTCAGCATTCATACTGATAATCTTACGGCCTATCTGATTAATACCGTTAGATAACCTACGTAGAATTCCTAACTCACGTTTAGATGTAGCATCTAGTGCGGATCTAATACCTGTTGCTGATGTACCAAATGCTTGACCGCTAATACCAGAACTAAATGCTTTAACACCTGTAAGGCTCTCAGCTTCGTTATTCTGCAAGTTAAGCATGTTAAGTGCACTCTGAGGTATCTCAGGGTAAGTCTCCATGTGGAAGGCCTGCCTAGGGTCTACATTAGAGTTAAACTTAAAGTCTTCACCACGCTCAAACTTACGATAGTTAGCTACATCTAGAGCATCCTTACGGGTACCCATTTGACCATTAGCACTACGACCGATAACATCGATCATACCACGAGTAACAGCACCGATAATCTTCTGATTATCTTCAATTAATACACCATCAGGCTCACCATATACAGACTTACGTTTAGGTAAGTATTGTACAATAACAAAAGGTAACTTCTTGTCAGGGAACGGGTTCTCCTCCATTCTAATTAACGTATCACCGATCCATGTAGCTACGAAAGGTTCTACTTCACCTGTGTTGTTAATATCCCAGAAACCCCAGTATTCATACGCTACTAGTTTCTTACGTGGCTCATCTTTAAAAGTAAAGCTAGACTCATCATCTACATTATGGTCAGGTGTAGACAATACACTTGCACTGTCGTTATTAACTAAATCTAAATTCTTGTATCTGCCGTCTTTCTTTAGCTGAGACATAGACGTCTCGAAGCTATAGATAACAAACTCAGCTCTATCAATATCACCTTCACAAGTAGGGTCGATGATTACATTATTGTAGTTACACACTTCAATAGTAGGTTGATTCTTAATGATTTTAGTTTGCTCTTGCATCTCAGTACCTACTTGTACTTCTTGTACAGGTGGTAATCCTTGCTGTTGCATCATCATAGCTTGCTGAGGGTCTTGTACAGGTACTTGTTCCATAACAGGAACTTCGACCTCAATGACCTCTTCTTCGTACTCCCAACCTAACTTAGTAATAGCTGTACCTTCATCAACACAAGTGCGAACATACTCATCAATAAATTTAGTCTTGTCTATCTTACAATTAATCTGATAGTTTAATACTTGACCATTTTGTTCAGCTGCTTGTTTATCTTCAAACGTAGCAGGAGCTGTATTGAATAAATCATCAGTAGATAGAAAAGGTTCACTAAGTGAAGCGTATCTCCATTCAGCTTGCTTACGTATAAGCTTAGGTACAATCTTAGAGCGCCCAGCTTTAGTCTTAAGCTTCTGGCTACCATTCAATGCTTCTAACCAACGCTCTACGTCAATAGTATGTGATGTGTGTGCTGATTGCGCTTCAGTTAAGTCTTGTTTCAGGTCTTCGATTTTAGGTGGGTTATCCCACTCTACTAATGTATCGACCTCTGTAGCGTCAATATCTAAACCTGAAATATCTGTATCTGTCTTCATAGTGTATATCCTACCATATTACAGCCTTGTAAATGTTTTTTCGATTTTATCACATTAATTCTCCTGTTTAGTATGGATTAACTAATGTTAACTGTCATAGCTGCATAACCATTCCCCATACCACTTGCAAGACATATTGCTTTATTGTCCGTTATGTTAGTATCTTTTGAAATGAATTGCCCATCAGTTGAGGTTCTATTAGGTATTCCTGTAAGTGTGCCTCTACGTAGGTCTGTTAATAGCATGTCTAATTCAATTATTCCATGAGCTCCCATTGTGTGGCCTATTAAGGGTTTATAGCTTGTAGCTACAAAATCACTAAATACGCTCTTAATTGCATTAGCTTCTGCTAGGTTATTGCTTACTGTCCCTGTTCCATGTGTTTTTATAATA